ATGAAGGCCGACGATGGCTCCCGCGTGGCCGAGGTGGCTAGGGATCACTTCATCTATCACAACGTCATCCAAGCCAACACGGCCCACTTCGGATTGACGATGCTAAAGGCAGAGGCGTTGAAAAAGATGCCTCACCCGTGGTTCATCGGAAAACCCAATGAGGCTGGCCGGTGGGAGGACGGGCGGATTGACGATGACATCGCCATGTGGCTGACGGCCCAAAAGGCCGGGCTGAAGATTGGCGTGTGTCCTCGGGTCGTGTTGGGCCACGCCGAGGTGTGGATCAAGTGGCCCGACCAGAACATGCGAGCGAGCCTGCAGCACCCTGGCGATTTTTGGGACCGAGGCGGCAGGCCACCGGAGAACGTGTGGAAATGAGCACGACGATCCCGATGGTGCAGGTGCGGTTCCTACGGCCCTACGCCGCGTACAAGGCTGGCCAGGTGGTGCCCGTGACGGGCGGCCTGGCCCGCACGCTCGAGCTCCAGCGGTACGCCGTGCGGCACGTTGACGCCCCGGCGTTTGAGTTTGCCACGGCCCCCGAGCCGGCGACTGAGCGGGCGGTTGCCCCGGTTGCCAAGGCCAAGCGTGGGAGGCCGAAGCGTGCGTAACTGGGAACTGCCGCAGACGGGCAGCCGCTACCGCAGCCTCACCGTCGCCACGGCCAGTGGCACCGGCGACCGTCCGGTGAGTGTGGCCGACGCCAAGGAACACCTGCGGATTGTCGACTTCACCGACGACGATACCTACATCGGTGGCCTGGTCGATGCCGCAACGACGTGGTGCGAGGACTACTGCGACCGCACGTTCGCGGACAAGCAATACACCGTGGCGTTCGATGACTTTCCGAGCCTCCGTATCGAGCTCCCGCGCCCGCCGGTGCGGTTGAACGCGACTGCCGCGAGCGCCACGGTGACTATCTCGTATGTGGATTCCGCCGGCACCACACAGACACTCACGTGGGCGCAGTCTGGAACGCAACAGTTCCGCCTGGACCGCGACCACGTTCCTGCCTTGGTCTACCCGCTGTACCTTGAGGATTGGCCCAACGTCCGCCTGGACGACAAGGCCGTGCAGATCACGTACCTCGCTGGGTACGGCGGTGCGGCGAGCGTGCCGAAGCCGGCCGTGCACGCCATCAAGATGCTGGTCGGGCACTGGTATGCCAACCGCGAGGCCATCGGCAGCGTCGGCCAGAACGTGCCGCTGGGCGTGCATGCCCTGCTTGAGCCCTTGAAGTGGAAGCAGTACGCATGAGCCTCGAAGGCCGTATCGCCATCGACGTTTCGTTTTCGGACTCGTCCGCTGGTTCCGGCGTGCAGTCGCTCAAGCGGCTCGCCCTGACCAGCACGGACGCATACAGCAGTGGCAAGGTGGTCATCCTGACCGGCACGTGCGGCACGGCCGCCGTGGCTATCGCCGTGGCACCCAGTGCCTACAAAGACGCCAGCGGGGCCGCTGTGTCGTTCGCCAGCGTCAGCCGGTTCGCGTTTGCGTCATCGGCCGCCGCTGTGTGCAGCGAGGCCGCCGGGTCTGGCGTGGCGATTACGGGTGGCAACCGGGTGGCCCTGTCCGACAGCCGCTCGGGCGGCACGTCCGGGTTCAACGTCTCGGCCTACTCGGGCACCGCGTCCTACACGCTCGTCATCTACGGAGCGTAGGCCATGCCACTCCGTTCTGGCGACATGGACACGCTCGCCACGGTGCAGACTCCCACCGAGAGCACCAACAGCATCGGCGAGCCGGAACTGGCCTGGTCGACGTTTGCCACGCGGTGGATCGCCATCCTGCCGCTGAGCGGCAACGAGGCCATCAACGCCATGGCGAACGAGGGCGTGGTGACGCACCGCGTCCGCATGCGGTACACGTCAGGGCTCAAGCCCAAGATGCGGCTGACTGCGGACGGCCGCACTTTTGAAATCATGTCGGCCGTTGAGCGTGGCCGCCGCGAAGAGCACGAGCTGCTGGTGTCGGAGGTCGTGGACTGATGGCTATGCAGCTGGGCATGACTGTCGACGGCGTGGAAGACGTTCTGGCGCGTCTGAAGAAAGTGCCAGTGTCTCTCCAGCGAAAGTACCTGCGGGCAGCCGTCAACAGCGTAGCCAAGTCTCAGCTCGCCGAAATCAAGGCATTCACTCCTCGCGGCCCAACTGGCAACCTTCGCCGCTCCGTAGGCGTCAAGATTGAGGCCAAAAAACGATTTGTTACGCAGACGGCAATTGTCGGCTACAGGCGTGGCAGCACTAAAAAAGGTCGGTCTGCCAACAAGAGCGAACTGGGCTACCACTCGTGGTGGATTGAGCGTGGCGTCAAAATGCGGACGGCTAAAAGCGGACTCATGTCTGTGCCGTCAAACGTGGCCTCGCGCTACACATACTTCAAGAACGTCAGGGGCAAGGATGGCCGTGTAGCGTTTGCGAGGGCCAAGGGCTTTGCAGGCACAGGCAAGTTCGAGGCCTGGGCAAATGCCAACCTGCCGTCTATCCGCGAAGCCTTGATGCGAGACCTTGGCAAGTTCGTGGACAAGGCGATTGCCGAGCATGAACGCCGCCAACTCAGGAAGGTTGCCGGAAAGGACTGATGCCCACCACAACGCACATTGACGAGTCTCTGGTGCAGCTGCTGACGGCGGATGCCGACATTGCCATGCAGGTCGGCGGTCGCATCTACGCCGTCCAGGCTCCGCAGGGAGCGGGGCTGCCGTGCATCGTCTACCAGCGGGACAACACGGGCCGAGGCCCGTACATGCACATGCGTGGGATGACCGGAATTACCCGCGTCTCGTTCACAATTTCAGCGATTGGCGCGTCGTTGATCGAGGTGCGAAACCTCGCCCGTGCCATTCGGCTCGCCCTACAATTCAAGGTAACGGACGGCATCCGCCTGGCCGTCGTCAAAAGCGACGACGACACGCAGGAGCCGCCCGCCAACGGGGAGCAACTCCCCATCTACCGCACGGATTTGTCAGTAGAGATCACCTTCACGGAGGCTTGAGAAAGCCATGGCAGTCGACATCGGTCAGGGCACTTACGTCACGTTTGGAACCGCACTCGCTGGAACCGCTGCCTACAAGATTACAGGCGTAAATCACGGCGGCATCACGCGGGCTGTCGCCGACGCCACGCACATGCTGACTCTTGGCGGCAAGCAGTTCGTCGCTTCAGAGATTTACGATCCAGGCGAGCTGTCTATTGAGGTGCTATTCGATCCGTCGATCAAGCCTATCTCCGACTTGACCAACGTTTCAACCACCCAGCCTGTCGCTATCTATTGGGCCAACGGTGGTAACACCACCGTTATGTGGTCTGCCTACGGGTTCGCGTCTGGCTTCGAGGCTGGTGCCCAGATGGAAGACATGATGAGCGGGACGCTCACGATCAAGTTGAGCGGCAGCATCACCTAGTGCTGACAGGAGGCGCGGACTGTGGCTTTGACACGTGAGCAGATCAAGGCCAAGCGTGGCATTAGGCCCCGCGTGGCGCTTGAGGTTCCAGAGCTTGGCGGCACTGTGTACGTCGCCAAGTTTTCGGCGAAGGACCGCGACCGCTTTGAGCAGATCGTGACCGGCGGCAAGGTTGGCGGCGTCAACCTCGATAACGTCCGTGCACGATTCGTCGCCATGGTCTGCGTCAACGAAGACGGCACCCGGATGTTTGAGGATGCCGACGCCGATTGGATCGGCGAGCTCGACACGGACATCGTGCAGGCAATCGTGGATGCCGGGTTCAAGCTCAACGGAATCGGCGGCAATGCAGTGGAGGAGGCGGCGGGAAAATAGAACGGCAGCCGGTGCTCGCGTTCCTGTACCGACTCGCCTTGAAGCTCGGCATCTGGGACGTAGAGCGATTGGCCGACGAGATGAGCGTCGATCAGTTGTACGGCTGGATGGGCTACTACCTGCTCGAGCCGTGGGGCGACGAGTGGCTGCGTGACGCGGTCGCAATCGCTCAGAGATACAACGCCAACCGAGGTAAGCGGCAGCCAGTCAAGAAGCCAGAGGAGTTCCTGCCGGTTCCGAAGCGGGCACAGACACCAGATCAGATCCTCGCCACGCTGAACGCGATCCCGCGATGAAACCATGGCAAACAACTTTGGCCGCGTAAACGTCAGCATTACCGCCAGCACTGGCGGTCTCACTGCCGGGCTATCGAAGGCCGGGCGGCAACTGAAGGGGTTCCAGAAGGGCGTTGGCGGTCTGTCTGCCTTGAGCGGCACGCTCGGCGGCATGATGCCTATGCTGATGCCGGTCGTAGGTGGATTTGCCACGCTGGCCGGTGCAGTTGCGGCCCTGACTTCGGCGACACGTTCAGCCGAGGCTCTGCACAATCTGTCGCAAGAGTTGGGTGTTGCGGCCGGTGAATTGCAAGTCATGCAGCAGGTGGCCGCCGAGTCTGGAGTGAGCCAGCAGCTGCTCACAACTGGGCTGAGGCGAACGGCCCGCATGGTTGGAGAGCTGGCCCAAGGCACGCCGGCTGCTGCGAAGGCGTTCGCTCAACTTGGCCTCACGATGAGCGACATGGCTGGGCTCAGCACGACGGAGCAGTTGGCGTTGATTGCCGACCGCATTGCAGCCCTGCCGCCGCACATGCAGGCAGCAGCGGCCATCGACATCTTCGGCCGCAGCGGACAGGGGCTGCTCAACTTCCTGCGGCAAGGCGGGCAGGCGTTCCGCGAGATGGATCGTCTGCTCACCGACCTGGGCGTGAAGATGACCGGCCCGCAGGTTGCGGCCATCGAAGCCATGGGCGATGCGATTGGCCGGCTGGCATTGCCCATGCAGGGCTTCATCAACCAGTTCTTGGCCGGGTTGGCTCCTGCGATTACGGCAGTCTCCGAAATCCTGCTGGCATTTGCTCAGAAAACCGGCGAGCGTTTTTCATTTGCTCAAGTAATGGCGGATAGCCTGATTGCTATTATCCGCGTCATGGTTGGCGTATGGACTGTTGCATACGGTGCGTTGCAGATGTTTGCAGGTGCGTTGCTAGGCATAGGCTCCGCAGGCTCTGTGGTGTTTGGTGGACTTTCTGAAGCGGTCGGAAACTTCCTGCAATTTCTTGGCCAAGTTATTCCAGGTCTGACTGAGGTTGGAAGGGCAATTGAGTCCTTTGGACAAGATACACAGCGATTTGGTGACGCCCTAGCTATTGAAGCCGAAAACACCTTCATGCAAGGCGTCGGCAACTTTGAAAATCCACTACAGAACTTCGACGCCAGAATGGCCGCTGCACAGCAAGAGGCTGCGGCCACAGCGGCTGGCGCTACAGCTGCCGCCGCCACGTCTGCCGGCCAGAGCATCGGTGCCGCCATCAAGGCCGCATCGTCCGAGCTTAACGCCATCGTTGTCGGCACGTCTGGCGGCGAGTCCTACCGCAACATGTTGGCCCGTGGTGGCGACCCACGGCTGAGCGGCGCAGACGCTGCGAAGCAAACGGCCGACAACACCGAGCGCGCCGCAGACGGCATCGAGGACGTGGCGTCTGCTGTGCGTGACATTCCTGGCTTCGGCCAAGCCCAGCTGGCAATGGTGTAACCGATGGCAATTAGCACCGTCAGGCAGCTGCGTTCGTTTCAGTTCACTGAAACGAAGGGCGAAAAGGGCAGCATTCAGTACGCCGGATCTGTTGAACTGCTGGTGATCTGCAACTCAACGCCAAACTTTGGGGCCATCAAAGACGACAAAACAAGCTGGCCGGAGTTCTACAACCGCAAGATCCCGCAGATCAACGACGAAGAGGACGTTGGCGGAATTATTTTCTATGTGACCGGCCGCGACTTTGAATATTACGACGATGAGAACGAGTTCTGCGTCAAGGTAACGGTCAAGTACGACAGCAAACCGGTCACGGACAACGACGAGCCAGACAGGACAGACGAGGAGCGGACGTGGCTCAAGATTTCTGTGCAGTCGCTGCAAGAGCGGCGGCCGGCGAGCGAGTCGAATCAAGAGAACCCAAACGATCCGATCAAGCCGCCGCTGAACTCGGCCGGCGATCCCGTGGACGGCCTCGAGGAAGACACGGCCCTGCTGCGGCTGACGTTCACCAACTCCAACGCGACGGCTCCAGATTTTCCGACTCTGTTCTCCTACCTCAATACGTGCAACCAGACGGCGTTTCTGGGGGCAGAGCCGTACACGCTTCGCGTCACCGGCTACGGGGCCGACTTCGACCAGAAGAATCAAGTGTGGTCTGTGTCTGTCGAGTGGACGTACAACCCGTCAGACTGGCGTATTCGCTACTACGACGTTGGTTATCACGAGATCGTTTCCGGCGAACGTCAGGCCATCATGGACAAGGGCGGCAATCCGGTGAGCAAGCCCGTGCCGCTCAATGCCGATGGTTCTGCCAAAGCTGTCGGCGAAGACCCAGACGTGCTGACCATCAAGCCGTACGACGAAAAAGACCACACCATCATGCTCCGCACTTGCGGGCTTTTGTAGGAGATAGCCATGGCCAATGAAGTCACACTGTCGCTCTCGGTTGCCGTGTCCAACGGAAATCACAACGAGACCTTCACGGCGTCGGGCCTGAAGTTCGACCAGGCGGCCCAGGGCGTACACGCTCAGATCGTCAGCGTGAGCACGGCCGTTGCCACGCTCTCTGTCGGTGCGATTTCTGCGGCTGGCTACGCCGGGTTCCGCAACATGAGTACAGCCACCAGCGGGACGGCGTACGTGGCCATCGGCTCCTATGACGGCACCAACATCCAAGAGTTCTGCAAGCTCGGTCGCGGGGCTGCCGCCGTTGTGCCTCTTGTGCCGACCATCACGCTGGCCGCCAAGGGCTACGGCACCACCGGGAAGATCCGCTACGTGGTCTTTCAGGAGTGAGCCGTGGCTGACACGTTTGGCTTTTCACTTACTGACGCCAAGCGTATCGGCCGGGCGGTTCGCCTGGTTGAGCGGGACGAGCCGCGCCAGGACTTAAGCGGCGAGAAGGACGCTACTGTATCGCGTGGTGTGCGGTTGCTGCTCGCCAAGCACGAAGGTACGGCTGGCTGGCCGAAGGAAACCACGGCCACTGTCACCGTATACAACGGCGACCCGTTTGAGTCTGCCATCACGGTTGTGGCACACAACCAGTTTCTGACGTTTTCTTCCACCACGCAATGCACGCAGCGGTGGGTGGCTCTCGGCAATAACGGGTGGGGCTGGTACGCGATCAACCAAGAAAAGGCGTGCACTGCCACGTGCTCAATGGATTGGGCCGGCGTTGATTTTTCGGCAATGCCCAATTTCGACGCAGACAAGATTCAACTGCTGGGGCACAACTCATCTGGGCCGTGCCTCCAGTGGTATGACATTTTGACCTGCTCTACCGCCGCATGACAGTCATATCGTTCTCTGATGGTCGGGCCGTCATGCGTGACGGGAAGGTGGGCACAGAGCAGGAGTGCTGCTGCTGCTGCGTGACGTTGTACGCAAACCCAAATATCGCTGGTGCCTACCAAGAGGATTGGGACAACTGTTTCAAGCCCGTCTGGCAAGCGATCCAGGGACGATTGGCCGATGCAGGATGGACTGCGACCATCAATGAGTCACCTGGCGTTGACCCAAACGGAGACCCACTCGTGCTGGTCAGCATGACGATTGAGCCGTGCTGCGGCTTGAGTTGTGCAGACATTATCGGCAGCATCGAAGGGCCAGACGGAAACGGTGCGTTCAGCGTGGCAGACGGTGATGGGTGGGTTGATACGCAATCGTTTGAGACGGTCAACCCTGGTCCTGGGTGCGGCTTTATCAATTTTGGCGAAATCACGGTAGGCGGCTGCTGTGGTTTAGTTTTAGAATTAGTTGATGCAAACCTGACCGCCGTAAAAGTGTTTACGGCCGGCGGTGCTGGCGATAACGACAGTGCGTGGATCCCCGTCTGCAACCCACTGCCATGATTGCCTGCCGCCTCGCCCATCTCGAGGCCCGGTGCCGCCAGCGTGGGTACACGCTTGAGCAGGTGCGGCCGTGCATCGTAAGCGAGGACGGCGACCGCCTGGTGGTGGACGAGACGCACCCGGCGTACCCGCGAGCGAAGCCGGGCCTAGGCGACATAGTGGCCGCCGGGCTTGATGCCGTGGGAATCACGAAGCAACGGGTCCAGGCGGTGGCCTCGGCCGTTGGCGTGAAGGACTGCGGGTGCCGCAAGCGTCAGGATGCCCTCAATCGTCTGGGCGAGAAGCTCGGCCTGCCGCCCGGCCAGACGAGTTGACGCCCCCGCTAGGGTGGCGTGCGAAAGGACTCAGCATGGCCGGCTGGCTCATTGCACTCACGGGCGTGGTCTACGCCTACGTGGCTGCGGATC